ATGCAAAAGGTAGACTTATATCAACCAATGATCAGCAATCGAGTCGGAGCACCTCCGCTAGTTCTCAACGTGGGTGTACAAAGAAGTTCTGCTGAAGTTATGGGAGGCCCAGTGGAGAATGCTCTGCGTGCAGAACACTATGTGTTGTTGTCAGCTCTTCCTGATGAACTTAGAGAAAGAGTGAAGACTGCGGTTCAAGCTTTGTTGTCTTCCATTTGATATTATGAAAACGTTATATCCAGGAATGAAAGGTGCCGATGTAAAACGTTGGCAAATTTTTCTTAGAGGGTTATCCAACGACTCTAATGTAATCGTCAATGGCGATTATGATTTGATTACGCTTGATGCGACAAAAGCATTCCAAACTTCTAAGGATCTCGACGCGGATGGCATAGTAGGTCCTAAAACCATATCTGCAGCTTTGTTAGATGGATTTGACGTAGTAAAAGATAATTCAGATGGTGATCTCGGACCTAATTGGCCCCCACGACCTGATAATAATCCGCTGACTATTCTTGAAAGAATGAAATTATTTGGAAAGTTCTCTTTTGTTTCTTCCCCGACGCAGACAAATCCAGAGGCAATAAAGATCACTGACGATTGGTCAAAAGATAATATAGTCGTGGTGCAAGTCCCTCAACTAATTGGAGTACCAGGGTCTTTACAAAATGGTGCCGCCCATGTTCACAGGAAGATATCAAAACAATTCTTAAAATTGTTTGATGATTGGCAATCAGCGAATTTAAATGAAAAAATTCTAACCTGGGGTGGATCATGGGTGCCTCGGTTTGTGAGAGGATCAAGAACTTCTCTATCAAACCATGCTTGGGGCACAGCATTCGACATAAACCACCAGTGGAATGGGTTGGGCATACGTCCTGCTCTTCGGGACGAAAAGGGATCAGTCAGAGATCTGGTTGACATCGCATACCAAAACGGGTTTTATTGGGGCGGATGGTTTAAGTCCAGACCTGATGGAATGCACTTTGAGGCTTATAAAATAATCGAGTGATTATTTAATCAACATCATATGGCATTTAGAGACGCCTCACGAACTAGAAAAGCATATTCGTATTACAGGCCACGTCCGCGTTTGCAATACGTATCAACTCCTGAAGAGACGCAACAATTATTACAGACAATCAATAATTTAGCGTCATTGACAACGGTGACCATGATATGGAATGAGACTTTAACTGGTGTGACCGATGATTTGAACACCATTTTTGAACTGTCTTATACTCCCGTCGCTGACACTGAAGTAATGTTATTCGTGAACGGAGTTCTTCAACACAGAAATAATGGAGAAGCTAAAGATTTTAGCATATCAGGCAAAGTAATCACCATGAATTTTCCTCCGCACACGGGAGATGAAGTCACCGCGACGTACGCATACGATCCTAACGATCCTTAGACAATAATTCAGTTATTGGTTCTCAGCAAACGAAAATTATTGTGTTCGAAGATACGTAGTATTATGTCTACGTTTTCAACGACGATTGGTCCTACGCCGTTCGGATTTTTTGATTCGGACGCAACTTTTCAATCAGAAGCCGACGCAATGGTCTTGTTCGTCAAGCGCAAACTCGGTGATGATGTGTTGTCTGTAGAATTGACCAAAAAAGAGATATGGGCATGTTTTGAAGAAGCTTGTTGTGAATATAGTCGTTTAATACATGAGACAAAAATAACGTCCGAATTGACAAACTTGTTGGGCTTGCCTACAGGAAGTGCAGATCTGACGAACAAATATGCCAGACAAACGCTGGAACACTTGTTACGTATGGCAGAACCATACGCTTCCCAAGCTTTCGTAGGAGGATCTTACGATGCGACGTTAGGGTATCTTGACCTCGCCACTGGTCGACAAGATTATGACATTTATTCTGAAGTAAAAGACAACGAAACAGGAATTGGAATCTATGATTCCATGGTATCAGGATCAAAAGGCAAGTTGAAGATTGCTGAAGTTTTTCATTTTGAGCCCCTTGCCGCTCAACACTTTTTATTAAATGCATCTAATATTACTAACTTTTTGGCAACCAATTTTAATTACGAATCTTATGTTAACTCTACAGTTTTTTATGTGTTGCCTGTTTTTGAAGACGTGTTAAGAAGAGGGATGCTAGAGACAGCTTTTAGGGTTAGAAGGTCAAATTATAGCTACGAAATTATGGGCAGAAAGTTGAGAATTTATCCCATACCCACCACAGATTTGCAGACAGGAAGGCTGTACATCAAAGTCGTAAAACCGCAGAATCCTCTTATGCCAGCTTACCATGATGATTCAATTTATGGTATATCTGGTCCCAGTAACGTTCCTTTAGGTAATATTCCATTCGCGTCGATAAATCAACCTGGGAGACAATGGATTAGACAGTTTACTTTAGCCTTATGTAAAGAGTTGTTAGGATTGATTCGATCAAAATTTCAAACAGTTCCCATACCTAATGCCGATCTTCAGCTTAATGGCGAGGCTTTAATTACTCAAGCTCGCGAAGATAAAGAGAGATTAAACACTCAGATGAAAGAATTTTTGGCAAATTTGACATATGCAAAATTGCTTGAGACAGACGCCCTCGCCGCTGAAAACTTGAACAAGCAGCTTAGATTTATTCCTATGCCGTTAGGCAAGGCTATTTCGATAGGATAGACTGGAGAATAATTTATGGCTCGTCTTTTTATCACACAAAGAGAAATTAATTTCATTTCTGACATCACAAAAGAAGTGATAAAAGATGTGATCGGCCAAAAGATCTATTACTATCCTATCTCAGAAACTAAGACCAAGACTCATGAAGTTTATGCTGAAGCTATGCAAAAAATATTCGATAATCCAATCGTTATTGATGTTTTAGTAAGCAATGAATTTCAGATCGATACAAAGATAGATAAGTTTGGAGTAGACACTAATTTTAAATCAGAGGTTTACATCCAACATAGAGACATGATAGAAAAAGGTATTAATCCTGCAATCGGCGATTATTATTCTTTTAGCGATGTTTTTTATGAAATAACTGAATACAGATTCATGAGAAACATTTACGGACAGGCTGAAAACATTGACGGAGTCGCGTTGGTGGGACTCAGGGTACGTGATAGTCAATTCAAGGCTCTTGTTAAAGGCCCGACTGGCATTGAGTACACCGATAAAGATGCTACGCAAACCACATTCGTACAGCAAAGAGGTGTTGAAGAAAATGCCGAAGGTCCGACAGCCGACGTTAGAGATTTGGTGAAGCAAGGGGTTCTTGACCCACCAATCTCAGGTCCCAGAGAAGTTTCCAGCAAAGGAGATTCTACTGGTGCTGGTAATTCTTTTTATGATGAATGAGCAGAACTATGCCTACCAGATTTAATTCTAACAGCAATCCTCAGTTTGGCGTGCCAGGGTTAATTGATAAAACGCACCAAGGAACGGCTGAATTTACAATCCCTCCCGTCGGATTGGAAGACGTTGATGTTTCGATTTTTAATTTGTTTGATAAAGAGTTAACCTTGCAAGTCAATGGTGATAATTCAGTACCAAAAAATGTTCCTGTTATCTTTGCGTCGGGAGAAAAATGGGCAATCTTGAAGAAGAGAAAAGCCTTAAGAGATAGAAATAATTCTTTGATACTTCCTTTGATCACTATCGTAAGGACGGGAATTTCCCAAAATTCAGACGAAGACATCGCCGGTAGAGGTATAAATCAACAAACCGGTGAAATCATCATAAAAAGACGCCTTGATAAATCCGATAGAAAATATCAAAATCTTATTAATCGATTTTTATTAAAAAACCAACTGAATGTAGCGACTAATCCCAACAAAGAATACGTCGATGGTCAGATCTTGACTGACAGAACTGTCGGAGAAGATGAAGAATCATCAGCCATAATAGATGGAGCTTGGCTTGCAGATATCAAGAAAAAAAATATCTATGAGACCATAGTCATTCCTGCTCCTCAATTTTATAACATTCGTTATGAGATTACTCTGTGGACTCAATACACGCAACACATGAATCAGATTTTAGAAAATATTGTTGCTTCTTTTTTACCGCAAGGTAATTCTTGGAAGCTTAACACGACCAAAGGATACTGGTTCATCGCTAAAGTTGAGGATAATTCATACGAACCCGAAAATAACGTCGATGACATGTCACAAGAGGAGAGAATCATCAAATATAAATTTAATGTAAAAGTTCTCGCTTACTTGTTTGCCACGCAGTCTCCTGGAACTGGGGTTCCAATAAAACGTTATGTTTCATCTCCGATTATAAAATTTGAAACCGTTGCGCCAAAAGACGATGATCCCGCGTCGCCTATCAATTTAGTTGAAGATCCTTTCCTCGGATCCGATGATCCGACTCTTCCGTTGTCTGACACCAAAAATAATAGAGAAGATCAACGCAGAAGCGGTACTAAACTATATTCTCCAACGGACTCTGCTGTCTCAAATGATCCTGCACTACAAACCAGGTCATCCAAACAAAATAGACCAGTGTACCAAAAAATAATTACTCAAAACTCTTCAGGTAAAAATGTTGCGACTTACGCTAGGGTTTTTAGAACATCCAATGCGTCAGGAGAAACTGTCATAAAACCGTCAAGTGATTTTTCTTCAAAATCTAATCCTGCGGCTGCTGACACGCTACTAGGTGATCTAACATACGAAACTACTAAGTGACCACTCCAGTTTTTTAGAATTCTCTTGAATACTTATACGAAGAAATTCCCAGTGTATTCATGAAGGAGCAGGAGAATGGCTGAACAAGTTTTTAGATCACCTAATTTTTTTGAAAGAGAAATTGAGCTTAAGGCACCGCCTCCGTCAGGACCCGTCGGAGTTCCTGCAGGCGTGATTGGTACTTCTAAAAAAGGACCGGCTTTCGTACCAGTTGCTGTTTCTAACTTTAACGAATTCGTAAGCATTTTTGGCGATCTAGATCCAAAAAAGTTTGGTCCCTATGCCGTCAATGAGTTTTTGAAAAATAGAACAGCGTTAACGTATATGCGCGTCCTAGGCGGAGGCTCTAATCGTTCTTTAAGCGACGTGCAAACGACGCTTATAACTGGTAAGGTAAAGAATGCCGGATTTAAGACGATCGGGACTAAAACTGATTTAACCGAGGATCAATACAAACGACATGTCGGGGGTGTGCAGTTCATCGTAGCTGATCACACGATCGATACGGCGGATGAACCAGCAGGAATGCCTATGTTCACTGACAATGATTCTAGGACTCAAACCAGCAACGTTTCGCTTGTTAGAGGCGTCGTTCTTATGGCATCTGGCGCTAGAATGCTTGTTTTAGACGGAGATCAAAGCATAGGAACCAGCTTCGATGGTGTGGTTTCTGTTGATGATGAAGGAGCTGTAAAGAGCGGAAAAGTCAAGTTAGTCATTTCATCCACTTTAGGATCAGCTTTCTCTTATGATGATGGGAAAGCAGGATTGAAGGTTTATACAGCATCTCTTAACCCTACTAGCGCAGATTACTTTGGTAAAGTGTTAAATAAGGATCCTGAAAAATTTGCGCAGTATCAGCACTTGCTATACACGGACTTTGCTGTAGATGATGAAGTTGCCTCGGTTCTTGATAATGATAAGGTAGCAATATTATCAGGATCAAGCTTTAATAGTCCAGCATCTGGAGATCCATCACTTCATTTCAGCGGAGCATTTGGTTCATTCGATACTAGATTCACGGCACCCAAAACTCCGTACTTTATTTCTCAGCCTTTCGGAACGTCAGAATATGATTTGTTTGCCGTTGAATCTATCGACGATGGAGAATACGCAAACAGTCTTTACAAGGTGTCGATCAGCAATCTTAAGGTTTCTGAGAATGACGCATATGATTATGGAACATTCAATCTACAAATTCGCGATTTTAATGATACGGACGTAAATCCAGTTATCATAGAAGAGTTTGTAAATTGTTCACTCGATCCCGACGCCGACAACTATGTGGCAAAGTTAGTAGGAGATCGCAAAGTGACTTATGACTTTGATCAAGACATATTGGTAGAAAGACGCATCGTTACGACAGGAAAGTACCAAAATATTTCAAAGTTTGTCAGAGTAGTCATGTCTCCCGCTGTGGAAGAGAAAAAAATCCCTGCAAAATCTTTGCCTTTCGGTTTCAGAGGGTTTGAGCTTCTGAAGACAAACGATAATTTGAAAGATTCTGTTCCAACAAGAAATAGACTATGGGGATCAGTAGGTACCGGAGGCTCAAGTTTAGCAAGTTCTATTCTTCCTCCTGTACCTTACAGATATAAGGTAACCCGCGGCGCAGTTTCATCCGCTGCAAACTGGAGTGGCGAACCTGGACCTCTTGAGTCTACAAATCCAGCTTATTACTGGGGCGTGAAGTTTGAAAGGAATACAGAACCCTTAAACAACAACCTGAGTGAAGAAAAGAACGTTCTCATTGAAAGCTTCACAAAGTTCATGGGAATCAAAAAGCTAGATGTTCTAGTCACGGGTTCTGGTGCTGACACTTTCAATAACAACAAATTCAGCCTTTCCAAGGTCGCTTTTGCAAATGGATCTATAGCTGAGTTAACTGGCACAGTTAGAACTCACATGAGAGAAGCAGCATATATCAGAAATGCCAAGGTTGATCCATCAACTTACACGATCTACGATTCAGGATTCGGAGATAGAATCACTTTAGCGAGCTTACTATCAAATGGAGAATCCTATCAGTTCAACAGATTCTCAACGTTTGCAAAGTTCTCAACATTCATGTGCGGAGGATTCGACGGATTGAATATCCTAGACCCAGCTGCCCGTCGAATGAATGATAAAGCAACTTCATTTGAAACTCCTAAGGGAGCAGCCTCAACCACATATACATCACCAGGTCTTGCTTCTAACGTGGCTGGAACTGGAGTTGACAATAACTCAGTTAGTTCTTATGTCACAGCAATTGACGTAATGACTGATCCTCTGCAGGTCAATGTGAATCTGCTTGCCCTCCCAGGTATTCGTGAGGATTATCTCACGAATTACACATCAAAGAAAGTAAGAGATTATGGATTGGCCATGTACATCATGGACATACCAAATTATGACGACAACAGTGATAGAATCTATGATGATTCTACGAACAGAATCAACATCGAAAATACAGCAGCTATCTTCGAAGAAAGAACGTTCGATAACAACTACGTCGCGACCTACTTCCCCAACGTCTATGTCAATGATACGACGAACAGCAGATACGTGAAAGTTCCTGCGTCTGTTGCAGCTCTCGGTGCATTAGGGTTCAACGACTTTATTGCATATCCTTGGTTTGCACCTGCAGGATTCAACCGCGCCGCGCTTGACTTCGTTAACAACGTAGAGGTCAGATTGAACGTCTCGGATAGAGATCGTCTATACGACGCTAGAATCAATCCTATAGCGACATTCCCAAGATTGGGATTCGTTATCTACGGACAGAAGACGTTACAAATAAGAAAGTCTGCTCTTGATAGAGTTAATGTGAGACGTTTGCTCCTAGAGGTTAAGAGATTAATCATCAACATAGCTAACAGGATCATATTTGAACAGAACACACCCGCCGTCAGAAATAAGTTTGTGGCGGATGCAATTCTTCAACTCAGCCTTATTCAGACCCAGGCAGGCATTGAGGCCTACCAGGTCATCATGAATGAGACGAACAACACACAAGAGGACATCGATCTCAATCGTTTGAATGGTCGAATCGTCGTCGTCCCAACGAGAGCAATTGAATTTATTGCGATCGATTTCATCGTAACAAACGCCGGCGTCGAATTTGTCTGATGCAAACGTCGGGAATCTTATACTTATCATGCAAAGCGTAGGAGCGATATAAATGGCACAGCTCAAATTTGGAAGCGCAGGAGTAACAACAAGAGAAATAGACTTAACGGGCCCCGTCGAAACAGGACCGACGGGGGTCCCCGCGGGGGTCATCGGCACGTCATTAAAGGGACCAGCATTCGTACCACTAACTTATGGAACGCTCAAGGACTTCTTCGCGAAGTTCGGTGAGAGCGATTCTAAGAAGTTTGGACCGATAGCTGTCTCTGAATGGCTGAGCCGTTCAACCGCAGTGACTTACCTTAGAGTCTTAGGCGTTGGTGATGGAAAGCAACGTCTTAAAACTGGAACAACCGCTGGTGAAGTTAACAATGCAGGATTCGTCGTAGGCGAAGAACAACCTGCAGAAGACGGAACTTTATCACCGAATCCATATGCTGTTTCAGGAGGACCACTGGGTAGAACATACTTCTTAGGATGTTTTATGTCAGAGTCCGTAGGGTCAACTTTCTTAAGTGACGCTGGTCTTCAAGGAACAAGAAGGGTTAACTCTCCTTCTGTCTTATCAGCTTCAGTTCCAATCGTCAGAGGCGTGTTGATGGCTCCTTCAGGAGTCGTCTTGCGCTTGTCGGCAAGCTATGCTACGTCCGCCGTTCCTGGTTCTGCAACACCTGCAACACCCGCAAACCTGTTTGGAGCTTCGGTGGGAACGATCGTTCTTTCTGCTTCCAACGCACCTTCCAAACAAGAGTTCACGATGTTGCTTTACGGGCACAAAGGAACAGACGTTGCGTATCCAAACGTTCTAACTGCATCTTTTGACGTTAACTCAGCGAACCACATATCCAAGGTTCTTAACACAGATCCTTATAAGATGCAGCAAGCAGGTCACTATCTTGCAGCAAGCTGGGATATACATCCTTCGTTGGCAGTCATTACTGGAACAGGATTCTTACCAGTAGACGCAGGATATAACTGTGTATCTAGCTTAACACACTCACTTGGATCAGAGAATTCGGTCTTCTTGTTAACTTCGTCTTTGGCAAGAAACTCAGGATCACAGACTGTACCCAATTACGAGTCCTTCCGCGATAGATTCTCCAATGCCAAGACCCCTTGGGTTATCTCTCAAAAGTTCGGCGGAAAACCAGTTAACTTGTTCAGATTCCACGCTCTAGACTCTGGAGCCAACATCTCTAACAAGGTCAAGATTGGAATCGCCAACATCACTCCTTCAAATGCGGCTAATTACAAATACGGTTCATTCAACGTCGTTCTTCGTCGCATGGATGATACGGATATCGAACCTAAGGTTTTGGAGAGCTTTAATGGAGTCAACCTCGATCCATCTTCTGATCGTTACATCGGAAAAGTAATGGGCGACATAAATGCCTACTACGATTTTGATCGTGATGACTCAAGCCAAAAATTGGTCATTGAAGGAAATTACACATTAAGATCCAGACACGTTAGAGTTGAGGTTTCTGATGAAGTGATAGATCTATCAGTCGATCCAACTGCATTGCCAATGGGCTTCAGAGGTATTGCTCACCTCATGACATCAGGATCAGCTATCTTTAATGTGGATAATGCGGCATTAATAGACGGCGGATTGATCCATAACGTGGTTGAACCACCTCTTCCATTCAGAAAGAACATTTTTGATGGCGTCGGTGCTCAAGCTCAAGAAAATTCTAGGTACTACTGGGGTGCAAAGTTCGAACACGTCGTAGATGTGAACGACCAAAACAGCAACGTAACACCAGACAAATCATTCAACAGCTTCACAAGCTACTTCCCGAATTTCTCGACTGCATTCATGAACTTCGTGGTGGGTGACAACGCTGGTGCTGCGACGACTGACGAAAATGGAATCGTAGATTCTGACAAATTCTGTAACAACTTGTTCTCTCTAGAGCATGTTCAGATCAGAACAGGTTCTAACGGTACCGTTGAGCAAGCTGACGATTGGAAACATGCGACATACGTCAGAAATGGTGATATACAACCAGACGATGGTGCCAAGACAAGAGCAGTGAAGGTCGACGATCTATCATTCTCGCTGAACAGAAGATTCCTTAAGTTCTCTTTGATCATGCAGGGTGGATTTGATGGCGTCAATATCTTTGATGAGGATGAACATCAGATCAATAATGCTGCTGTCACAGCAGACATGAACGACGCTGATAGAGGTCGCGAAAAGGGTCCCAACGTATCCGCTTATCTCAAGGCCCTCGAGGTCATGAAGAACACGACCAATGTTGATATTCAGCTTCTCGCGATACCCGGCATCAGAACGCCTGTCGTTACAGATGCTGCAATCACGGCGACTGAAGAGCGTTTCGATGCTCTGTACATTATGGACATGGAACAGGTAGACAAGGACGGAAACCTGATCGATATCACGGGAGTCGTCAAACCTTCAGTCACGGAAACAATCCTGCAGCATAAGGCACGTAACCTCAACACGTCCTTCGCGGCAGCTTACTTCCCAGACGTTCTAATGAGAGATCCTTCAAAGCAATCGAACACAGTGGTCGTTCCACCTTCGGTCGTGGTCCTCGGAGCTCTAGCCTTGAATGACTCACTAGGATATCCTTGGTTTGCTCCAGCAGGTCAAACCCGCGGCGCTCTCCCCACGACTCTTGAGACAAGCATACAGCTCAAGGATCAGGACCTAGATTCGCTTTACGATGAGGACATCAACCCCTTGTACGCTCAAATTATAAACGCACAAGGCGGATTGAACCCACGCGGCGGAGTGGTTGTTTGGGGTCAAAAGACGATGCTACAAGCTGCTTCTGCTCTTGATAGAATCAACGTCCGCCGTCTCCTCATCGACGTTCGTCGTCAGGTTCGCGAGATTGCTCAAACGATCATCTTCGAGCCCAACCGCGAAGCAACCCTCGCAAGGTTCTCTGCAGCTGTCACACCACGTCTCCAGAGAATCCAAGCCCTCGCCGGTCTCGATCGTTTCAGAGTCATCATCGATTCTTCTACGACCACACAGGCCGACGTCGAGAACAACACGGTCAGAGGTAAGATATTCCTGCAGCCAACAAAGACAATCGAGTTCGTCTCACTCGACTTCGTCGTTGCAAATAACCTGCAGTCAGTGACCTGATAACCTCTGTCAAAACAGACAGGAACCGCCTCTTTTAACGGGGCGGTTTCTTTTTTGTCGAGGGCATTAATTAATGTCAACAATTGCACGTGGTAAAACAATCAAGGACATATTACAAAATATTCCCATGACATCTGATGATGATTCTTACATGTCAGATGTCTGAAGCAGGATTATAGTTATGGAACGTAGAGCGATATAGATGGCTAAATTCGAATTTTCAAGCGCAGGAATATCAGCACAAGAGATCGGGACGATTGGTCCTGTCAAGACCCAACCGAGTGGTCTTTCGGCTGGCGTCATTGGAACTTCAAATAACGGTCCCGCTTTCGTTCCCTTTACGTTAGGATCTCTCACTGATTTTATCGACAAGTTTGGGACCATCGACGGCAAAAAGTTTGGTCCCCTTGCGGTCGCAGAGTGGATGAGAAATGCAAACTCTATCACCTACATTCGCATCCTCGGAGCAGGCGACGGAAATAAACGCCTGACGTCTGGCGAGGTCACCAACGCAGGTTTCACTGTCGGAGAAGAACAACCTATCAACTCTAGTTCCTTAGGGTCCAATCCATATGCAAATCTCAATGGTCCTCTAGGCAGGACTTACTTTTTGGGATGCTTCATGTCAGAATCTGCAGGATCAGTCGTGTTCAGTTCGGCTGGGCTGCAAGGAACAGGCAGCATCAATGGGATAACGGCAGGAGCCGTTCCCATCATCAGAGGAGTTCTGATGGCACCTTCGGGGGTGATCTTACGTTTATCTTCATCAGGAGGAGGATACGATTCATCGGCTCCCTTATCAAACTTTGTAGCCGATGAATCAACGGCTCACGGTACGACTTTAGGCTCCATCGCGCTTAGAAAAGATCAAACGCCATCGCAGGAATTCGTTCTGCTGATGAATGGCCACAAAGGCACGACCTCAGCTCCTAATTTCATCACGGCTTCCTTCGATATGTTCTCCACCAACTACATATCGAACGTATTCAATCTCACGGCTTCATTGATACAAGAAAAAGGTCACTACCTTGCA